ATTTGATATATATAGTTATTTACTTTATTCAGAATTAATATGTATAACACTTTCACCACTTACTGGTTTTGGAATTTCAGCAGGTATTACCACAGTATTTTTCTCTTCTGTTATTTGTGAATTTAGTGCTTTATCTATTAACTCTTTTTTGGTAAGTGATACGCTTTTTTTCCTATAATTTAATCTACTTTCAAACTGTGAACTACCTGTCTTAGATAATTGTGGAGGAGTTGAGTCATGTTGTAATTTCTTTTCTAATTCTATCTCTTCCTTGATCTTTTGTTTTCTCTCTTGTAAAATGTCCTCATAATCTTTATGTATTTTTTCAACTTCTCTATGTTTTTGTTCAATCTCATCCTCAAGAGTCTTCTTTCTTGTTTCTATTGCCTCATTTAATCTTGTCTGGATTTGGGCTGCGATTCTCTTCTCTATTTCTGGAGTAACTAGCTCATTAAGTGTTTGTTTCTTTCTTCTTAACATAAGTGCCGCATCAACTGCCATCTGTTTAAGACGCGTTTCTGAACTTTCAAATACGCGGGTATGTTCAAGCGCACCACAAATATCTGGTTTTTTCAAATCCTTGATTTTTCCAATTTTATCTTCAAACATGACAATCGCCTCTGTTGGTATCGGCGGCGATTGTTCTATTAATCTATCCAAGTCCGCACGGCAAATCTTTAAAAAATCCAATGAATCAATTCGGTCAATTGGATTTAAGGCTAATTCTACTGCGATTAAACGTTGAAACTTACCCCAAGCTATTGCTGCGACTCTGTGTGATTCCTCTAGCTGCGCATACCGTAAATAGTTTCCAACTGTTGTTAGTAGTCCTGCGAGTAGGGATATACCACCAATTCCGAAACTGGCATACTTTTTAGCACTTTCATTGCCTTCAAATAATGACTGCATGCCAAAACTGGCAGTCCCTCCTAGAGTAGATAAAACTATCACTGGCAGATTTATCCATAATGTCTTTACATGAAATACTTTATTTGATTGATTGTGAAGCCATCTATAACAGGCCGCAATATCACTCCATTCTGCCATTAATCTTTCCTGTTCTTTTGACCATCCATTTAGAAACTTTTTAGGTTTATCCTTATCCTTATCCTTATCCTTTTCCTCATCCCCATTCGCTGATTTTCTACTTTCTGGCGAAGGCGATCTAGACGCACTTTTAACACTTCCTACACTTCCAATACTTGCATTAATATCAGTGCCATTTATAACTGTCACACCTTCCTCTAGCATTTTGTCCCTATTAGTTTAGATTAATTTTATTTGATTTTTACATCAACTCCACAGATGAAATATAAAAATACTTCTTATATATTTATACTTATAAATCTTTTACTTCTTATCAGCCTTCCATTTCTTCTTTGATTCTAATCCTGTTTTATACAATACTTCTACCTCTTTTTCTGTTAGATTAGTTACATCAATACCCTTTGGCAATGATACAAATTGCGGCTTTTTAAGTGATGTTTTCATTATATATGGTCCATATTGACCTGTGCGAATTACATAATCTTTGAACTGTTTTACATTGCCGTTCTTTTTAGCTTCAAAACGGGCAATTGTCTTATCCAGTTCTTCATCTGACTGATATGGAATTGATATACTATCACATTGAAGATAATCACCAAACTTACCTGATTTCTTTACAATTGGATGGCCATTCCATTCACCCGCATTTATTCCTGTTTTCTTCTTTGCGATTTCCTCCTTGAATTTAATTGCTAGCTCTTCTGTCATATCCTCAAATGCCACACCTGAGGGCCAGCCAAGGAATTGCGTATCTTCTTTCTTTATTGACTCAATTAATAGCAGCGGTCCCTTCTTTGATTGAACTGCTTTAAGATTATTGGAGAATTCTTTAACACGGGCATTTGGCTCACCATCCTTTGATTTAATCTGTTGTTTTGAACTCAGATCTTCATATCTGTCTTTATATGATGCCCACATGTCCCTTAGAACCTGCTTTGAATCCTCTTTCCCTTCTGCGACTTGATCTAGACGGCGCTCCATTTGCGACGTGAATCCATATTCGAATAAATCGTTGAAGTGTTTCAATATGAAATTTAGCACCGATCGACCTAAATCTGTCGGTACTAACTTGTTTTTCTCCGCGCCGACTTTCTTTTTTATCTCTTTTATTATTGCGGGCCATTGATCAGGTTTTAAACTATACTCCTTTACTACAAGTTCCTTGGCAGGAATATTTTTCGTCTCTACATAGCTCTTGTCCTGAATTGTGGCAATGAGTGATGCGAATGTGGACGGTCGTCCAATGCCGAATTTTTCAAGTTCCCTTACAAGCATTGCCTCTGTATATCGACCCTGTGCCTTTGTCTCTTTTGGCTCGGCCTTCATATTCTGCCACTGGACTTTATCCCCAGGATTCAGCTTCAAAGCATTGGCCCATACCTCCTCTTTTGAATCATCGTCGCCTTCCGTGTTTTCATTGTCATCAATCTGTGCTACTTTCCCTGCGCGACGCCATCCCTCAAACGTTGTATGCTTCCACTGAGATACCCATGTAAAATCTTCATCATTTAGAATCTGTGTCCTAACTTTACAAGTCTCACCATGAGCTGGAGCCATTACTGACTGAATCGTCCGCTGCCAAATAAGATTATAGACCTTTCTATCATATGGAGTCCATGACGCACCTTCTGGTAGTACAGTAACTTCCATATGCGTTGGACGAATAGCCTCATGCGCCTCCTGGGCTTTTACTTCACCGTCTTTTTCTTTTGCTTCGCTTATTGCTTCTGTTTGAGTTGCCATTTTGGGCTTCTTTTTTGACTTTTTTGGAGGCGCCGATTCTTCTTGCTTTTCTTGTTTTTCCTCTTTTTCCTCTTTTTGACCAACAAACTCCTCACCATAATTCTCTAATACCCATTGTTTAGCCTCCGCTTTGGCCTCATCTGATATGACCGCCTTATCTGTTCGCATATATGTAATATGTCCCGCCTCATACAACCTCTGCGCTATCTTCATTGTATCTTTAGGATTGATACTGAACTGTGCGCTAGCTTGCTGTTGAAGTGTACTTGTAATAAGAGGCTCTGGCGCTGCGTTAGACCATGGTCGTACATCATTTGAAATAATGATCCCCTCGGCGCTTTGATGAATAATCTCCATATAATTCACTGCCGATTCCTCATCCTCTAGTTCATCATCCATCCGCGAATTAAATTTAAAACCATCAGAGGTTATCCAGTTAGCCGATATGGACCAACTAGATGATGCTTTAAAGTTAACAATTTGGTCTTCACGTTCAACTACAAGACGAAGTGCTGGAGTTTGACAACGCCCTGCGGATAATGATGGTGCCACATAGCGCCAGAGAAGAGGACTCATAGTAAATCCGATCATCATATCCAGAATCGCACGCGATTGTTGGGCATTTACACGGTTCATGTCTAAATGGCGTGGTGATTCAATGGCTGAAACAACCGCTTTCTTTGTAATTTCGTGAAATACGGCCCTTTTGCTTGTTTTAGGATTTAATTTAAGTAAAAGACATACCGCATATGAGATTGCTTCACCTTCACGATCATCATCTGAAGCCAAATATACGGTTGTTGCCTCGGCGGCGGCATCTTTTAATTGTTTAATTGCTTTTCCTTTATCTTTTAGAAACTGATATTTTGCCTCAAAATCTCTATCAATACCAATTGCGTCAATGCTTTCCTCTAATGCTCGAATATGACCCATTGAGGCAATTACACGCCACCCCGCTCCTAGAAAACCTTGGATTTTTTGACATTTAGCTGGAGATTCTACAATAACTAGATTAGCCATATTTGGATTCATCTTTTAATTTATAATATAGCATTATCAAATTTCATCTAATTGGCAATCTAAAAATAATCTTACATTTGTCTTGTAGAATGGCGGCCCCTATATCAGCTTCAAGCGGCCAAGGAGCCCTTTTTGAACTCGTTGCCCGTGGCAATAAAGATACATACTTTCTAAAAGACTCTAAAGATAGTACATTTCCCTACGATGCCAGTTATAATTCATCCGCGCATCACTTAGCTGAACGCAGAACATTTGTACCACTTAATGCTGTCGCTTGGGGAAATTCATTTGAAGTTGAAATAGACCCCTATGGTGATATTATGACAGAATGCGCATTTGAAATAGATTTACCAACTTGGCTTCCACAACTACCGCTACTTCCTGCGACTAGTACTTCCGCTCTATATCCTCCTTCTGTAGTAAACGGACTATATCCAATTACTAGCGTTGACGCAGATCCTGCGTTAAATCGTTCTTATGGTTATGTCAATTATATTGGTTATTTTATGTTTGAAAAGATACAATTCTATCAGGACCAGTTTTTAATTCAGGAATGGAGCGGCGATGGTCTATTAGCCAAGCAGGTATCAGAGGGCTCTTATACTAGCAGTTTTCTACAACAAACTCTCGGCGGTCTTAATAATCCTGTTAATTCGCCAATACGAGGTATTCAGCTAAGGGCTACTCCTGGACATCTACGAGTTAAATTACCCCTACCTGGATTACAGTGTCCTGGCGATCCTGGATTTCCTCTTGTGGCTATGGCCTGGCAGAAATTTCGCATCAAGGCTACGCTTCGCAATTTAGAAGACCTTGTTGTATGTAGTGATATTATACTTAATAAGACTAATACCTTATTCTATCCGTGGAATGTTACAGAGTTTAAATATGAGAATAGCGAGGGAATAAAGACTTTTCAGCCACTACCGTTATCAAAGGTTGGACCGCCCACTATCCTATTATCAAGTATTCAGCAATATCTTCCACCTCGTCTACAAGAAGAGTTACGTAGCACGGCTATTCAGATTCCTTTTAGACGGCAATTTGAAAATGATTTTACATTTGGTGAACTAGACTATATTCCTTTGGATAAAGGTGGAACAGCTGCGGTAACACGTCGTCTAGATGGCAGACATCCAACCGAAAAAATATTCTGGTTTTTTCGAACACAGGATAATCTTGATAAAAATCGTCTGGATGATTTCAATAATGATTATTTTGATACTAATCCACCGACGGCGACGCAACCCTATACTTTAACGGCTAGCGCAGGATACTATAATATGAAGCTTGTTATCGCTGGAAAAGATCGTGAAAGTCTTTATGAACCCCTCTTATGGCAGGATATATGTCAGTTAGTGAAAGATGAAAAAGCAAGCGGTCTACAAATTGGTGAAATGAAGTGGACTACTGGTGCGAATTATGGCGTGATTTATCCAGCGGCTAGGCAACCAGAGGGTACTATTAATTTTACAACTGCGGACAGGCCGACGCTATATTTAGAGCTAGCAAATATAAGAAAAAATAACTTATTGGGGCAAAGACGGGCAGAATTCCGCGTATTTACAGAGGGATGGAATGTATATGATGTCCGCGAAGGGCGGGGCAGTTTGTTGTTTTCTAACTAAATTTATCCATATAATAATAATGAGTACTGTACGGCACAAGACAAGTAAGGTTAACAAGTCTCTGTGTGTCGGTATTATAACAATACCCCACTTAAAGAAAGTAAAGTATGGCACGTCTCATATTATGAAAGCATATGTGGACTGGTTTGAGGAACGTGGTGTCCATGTTATTCCTATACCATATGACACTACTGAACACCAAATGTATTTTAGCATGATAAATGGTTTAGTAATTCCTGGAGGTGAAACATCCTTCATTATGAAAAATAAAACATTTATAGCTACTGTTACACAGTTTCTAGAGTTATCCTTACAGCAAAATGAGTATTTCCCCATTTGGGGGACATGTTTCGGATTTGAATTATTAATATTTCTAATTGGAAACTTTGATAAGCTAAAGCAATATAATGCCCATGGATTTTATCCTTTGCGTATTACACCAGCAGGTCACGAATCGCGCATGTTTAAGTCATTTCCTCCGCAATACTTACATTACTTAGAAAATAATAAGTCATGTAATAATAATCATGAATTTGGTATTTCACCAAATGATTTTACTGCCAATGAACACTTAAGACGGTTTTATAATGTACTTGCTACAAGTGTGGCAGATAATGGTAAGGATTATGTTGCGGCTATTGAAGCTAAGCATTATCCAATTTACGGAGTTCAGTGGCATCCTGAACGCCAGAAGACAACTGGTCATTTTGTTGATTTCTTTATATCAGAATTAAAGAAAAACAAACATAAATGTATAACCAGGGCATATTTGAGATCACTTATAGCACCACATAAATGCTCACAATATCCAGAACATAAGAATCAGATGTGTTATTTCTTTTAATTATTTTTTAATTATATATTAGTTATATTATTAATATTATTTATATTTTAAATATTTCATAAAGTAGTAATGGGTAATTACCTTATGAAATATGTTAATCGTAATACTTTTCGTTCTTATAATGAAAATGAATTACCTCCAACACCTAATGTTATGTATTCAGAAGTATACAGAGAAAAGGCATTAATTTTTACAAAAAGACGTTCGCGTTCTCCAAATAAATCAAATAAAATATTACCTCAATTAAGTTTTAAAATGGGGAGCTTTAAAGTGGGGAGCTTTAAAGTGGGGGGGATCTAATTCGCTGCGCTTTAATTCGCAGTGCTTTAAACAGGTTTGAATCCTCCTTTTATCCACTGTGCCACTTTCATCGTATCAGATGATACAAATAGAGGTTGAGGAACTCCGTTTACAATTGCTAAAAATGCTGGAATTGATTTTACACCACAGTATCCTGGGGTATAATCATTTTCATCTATATCACATTTATACCATTTTATTTTGTCACTTAATCCAACTAGAAAGTTTACATCAATTCTTTTACAAGGATTGCACCAATCGGCTTCAAATTTTATAATCGTAATAGGATCATGCGGCTTTGGGGGATTCTTTTTTATTAGACTCTCGAAGAACTCCTGGCTCGGAAGGTGTGGGAGGGTCGTCGGTTTTATGCTGCTTTCCATTCTGTCTAAGACGACGGTAAGTTAAAATAAATCCAGACACAGCTATTAGTCCGAATGTTCCTATTACCATATATGGTAGTATACCACTATCATTATTAATTATACTACCCCCTCTATGCTCTAATGTCTTCATAGCTTCCTGAACATCCTGTGGATTAAGCTGTAATGATTCTGCCGCTGATCCCAATTTTCCTACAGCTTGTGCGGTTGCCACTCCTTCAGATACTACAGCTGACCCAACTTTTGCCGCAGTTTTAACAGTTGTTACAGCAGTATCAACTGCGCTTTTAGCAGTACATATTGCGCTAGTAGCAGTACCAAAAATAGTATCTTTAAAGGCAAATAATGGAGCAAAAAGGGTATCTATAAATGGAAGCATACTGCTAGCAGTAATCCCAGTATATGGTGCGCCAAAATATTCAGAATTTTGCTTAATTACAGTATCAGTCTTAAATAAAAACATTGCGATTTTATATAACCAAAAAAATATTGCCACTGGTGCGAAGATAAATGTCATTAAACATATTAAACGAATAAATCCCGTTTGTTTATCTCCAGTTATAAATGAATCTAATCCAAAAATGCCACCTGCGAATAATGCCAAGGCATAGAAGAAAAATGCCATATGTTTTTTGTCAGGTATATCTTTTGCCAATACTCCTGCCGCTATTCCTTTTGGTCCTAAACCTGGAACACCAAGACCAAAAATTTTTACAACATCTCTATTAAAAATAGCCTGTGTCGCATCATATAGCCACCATGTACCAAATGTAAAAATATTTGTAATAAATTTAGCAACAAATGTTAATGGGGAACGTAAATATAAATGATCTAGGCCTAAAAACCCACCAAGCACTGATAAACATAAAAATATGTTATATGATAGATATACAGCGCCTGGTCCAGCTTCTTTTATATTATCAGATGCTCCATCATTCCTCCAATATTGAATCTGAGATACACTTGAGCCCATTACTGTCTATTGTGACTTTTTAGTAATAATCTTTGACTCATTTTTTGTTATATGTATATTATCTAATCCATTAAATTGTAAAGAGTAGACCACCAAATCCGTTAATTACACGGAATATATTGTAATTATGCCCGTAAACAACTATATGGCATGGACCTCTTTGTTGCCAAGTAGGTATTGTAGGATTACTCAAAAGCGGATTCATTTGAATTTGCCATACAATACTATCAATGCGGCTGGCATTCATTGTTCCTGTAGGCTGTGCTTCTTCTGGCTTCAATGCGAAACAGTAATTGTATATATAATTCCAGACCGGAGTATAACAATGATGATCATAAGGCTGTTGTAGTCTAAAGTACATTGGACCTCTATCTTGAAATCTGTCATATCCGTCCAATTGTAACTTGGCTGACGCAATCAAATCCGTTCTTGAACCTGGATTATTAAACGGATTTAAATATGGTATTATATATGCTGGGGCTTGTTCATTAATTGCTAAACTACTATAATTAAACCATTCATTGCGATTTATCATATCATCACGTTGACATACAAAAAAGAATTCCTTTATTGGATGATTGAATTCAACTGAAATTGTAGCGGTTGTTTGCTGCGCAGTTACAGAATATGGGGGCGTATATTGTACTTGCTCTATAAGATATTCATGCGACGCAGATACAAACATACGCCTTTCTTCAACATCTAAATATACATATTCTCCCCATAACATCATATTAATAATTTGTGTTGTACAGTCAACACTTGTGAAACAAGCCGGTTTCCAGTTTTCCTGTGTAGCGGGAGGTAGTGGAGGTTGAGTCCAGAATAATTGATGTAGAGGAGTTAGAGTTATATTAATGCGAATAGGGCTGTATTGTAGGGCTATTAGTGGTAAATATAGACCAGGATTATTACAAAAATAGAATTGTAGGGGAATAAGAAGTCGTATACCATCTGTCTGTGACCTTTGTGCTGGATCTTGAGATGTATTTAGTATTAGTTGTGGGGGTGTATATTGATCTAGACGACCAATCATTTGGCCTAGTGCGTCGCGCTGTCCAGCGGGGGTAGTCATCTGCGTCCAGATTTCCATCCACTCTCCAGTTTGGCGATCAATCTCTTGTTCACCGACTTCAAATGTAATTTCTGTAATTAATGCGTGACCAATTGAATTTGTATAAGATAATTGATTTCCGGACGTATCATAAATCTGTGGCAACGTTATATCCAAGTATACTCTCCCTAATAAATCGCCTCGGCGAGGTATTAAACAAGTAACTCGTTGGCCAAAATTTGGAGTACCATCAAAATACATTGGCTGGGCTTCTGTAGCAAAGTTAGTATGACGACGATATACCATCTTAAAGAAGCTAATTTGGGGGTTGCCCGTTAAAAATAAATCTTGCTTACCTGTTGCAACAAGTTGTAATAAACCTCCGCCTGCTGGCATTCTGTTGAATCGTCCGGATATTTAATAATCTATTTTGCGGCACACTTATTTGTTATTAAGTTATACAACATGCTTTTTTATCAAAAAAATTCTATCTCAGACGTTTCTAGATGAGTTCTAGTGGTATTACTCCAATATCAAGCGGTCCTTTAATTATTAGGACTTACCTTACTAGTTCAAATAACAATACATTTGTTCTAGATAATTACGATAATCCTGTTCCAAATAATCGTGTTTTAATAACAGCAGATAATGGGATACTTGTTCCATCAGATAATATTAATATATCTACCATTAATCCATCAACTGTTAATACAATAAATGTATATACATGTACTTTAATTGGTTCATCAATAATAACCAATTATTTAACAGTTAAATCTACTCTAAATACAAGCACTCTTATTGCACTTAATATTGATGCCAGTACTATTACAACTAGTACATTTAATGCTCAAACACTTAATATAAGTACCGCTAATATAAGTACAGTTAATGCGAATACAATTAATACATCTACATTGTTTGGATCATCAATTACTACACAATATTTAACCGTTAGATCTACTATTACTGCTAGTACAATTAATGCTAGCACACTTATTTCTAATAGAGCTAATATTAGTACACTTACTGCTAGTACGATTAATGTCAGTACTATTAATGCTAGTACGATTAATGCTAGTACAATTGGCGCTATAATTTTATATAATTCTACGCTACTAGGTTCAACAATTACTACAAATAATTTATTTGTTAATTCTACTATTACTGTTAGTACACTTGCTACTAGCACGATTAATGCCAGTACTATTAATAGTAATAGTATAACTGTTAGTACATTTATTGCTAGTACATTTAATCCCACTATTTTAGTTGTTAGTGCACTTTATGCCGATACAACTAGTACTGGTACAAATAATACATCTATACTTAATGCCAGTACTATTACAGCTAGTACATTTAAAACTAGTCTATTTACTACTAGTTCAATTATTACAAGTACACTTACTACAAATACATTTTTTACTAGTACTATTAACACTAGTACATTTAATGCGGCTGTACTTGGTGCTGATATACTTATTGCTAGTACAATTTATAATAGTACACTTTATACTAGTACACTTTATGTTAGTACTACAAATGGTAATATACTTAATATGAATATAATTAATGTTAGTACACTTTATTTTAGTACACTTTATGGCAGTACACTTAATACTAGCACACTTAATGCCAGTACAATTTATGTTAGCACACTTTATGGTAGTACACTTAATACTAGCACACTTAATGCTAGTACAATTTATGTTAGCACACTTTATGGTAGTACACTTAATACTAGCACACTTAATGCCAGTACACTCTATGTTAGTACACTTTATGGTAGCACACTTAATGCTAGTACATTTAATGCTAGTACACTTAATGCGAGTACATTTAATAATATTACAATTAATACTAGCACAATTAATACAAATATAATTAATGTTAGTACAATTAATGTTAGTACTGTTAATGCCAGTACTATAATTTCTAGAGCTATAGGATCTAATGCCGGTTCAACTAATCAAAATTTTACAGCTATAGCTGTTGGTACTCAAGCAGGGCAATCTAGTCAAAAGGATCGCGCAATAGCTTTTGGTTATCAAGCAGGGCAAAATAATCAATCTAGTTATAGTATTGCGATAGGCAATCAGGCAGGACAAACTAATCAAGGTACGAATGCTATCGCAATAGGAAATTTAGCAGGACAAACTAATCAAAATAATAGTTCAATTGTTATAAGTGCTCTTGGATCAACTATAAATACTGCGTTTAATGGTGCTCTATATATTGCGCCAATTAGGCAGGTAAATACTATTGGTAATATTGTATTAAGTTACAATAGTACAACATTTGAAGTAGGATATGCGGCAGGTGGTAGTGGTGGTAGTGGTACTACTCTGTCTCCTGGAACGGCTTATTCACAATATATATATTGGAATTCTGTCAATACTAGTTGGTCAACTGCGACAGGAACAACAGTACATATAGGTTCTGGTTCTGGAGAGACCAATCAAGGAGAAAGTACTGTCGCAATAGGATACTACGCGGGACAAACTAATCAATCTATAAATGCGATCGCAATAGGATATCAGACAGGAAATAATAATCAAGGAGAAAGTACTATCGCAATAGGATATAATGCTGGCTCTACCCTTCAAAATAAAGGGGCAATAGCTCTAGGTTTCCAAGCTGGTCAAAGTAGTCAGGGTGAGAATTCTATTGCGATAGGTAATTTGGCAGGCCAATATAATCAATCAAGTAATACAATAGTATTAAATGCTAGTTCATTTTCTTTAAGTACAAATGTATCATCTGCCCTTTTTATTGCGCCTGTTAGAAATACAGTTGGATCAAATCTTGTATTAAGTTATAATACATTAACATATGAGGTTGGATATACAACTAATAGTGCTGGTACTACATTGGCACCAGGCAAAAATTACTCTAATTATTTATATTGGAGTACCAATGATACCAATTCTCAGTGGATACCTGAAATAGGGACAAGAGTTCATATAGGACCTCTAGCTGGATTAACCGCACAACAAAGTGATGCTATAGCGATAGGAAATAATGCTGGAAAAGATAATCAACAAGGCAGTACTGTTGCGATAGGACCTTACGCTGGACTTACTAGTCAACAATTTGGTTCAGTAGCAATAGGATCTCAAGCTGGAGGAAATAATCAACAAGCTAATGCTGTAGCAATAGGTATTGCTGCTGGATCTACTACACAACAAGCTGGCTCAGTAGCAATAGGATCTCAAGCTGGAGGAATTAATCAACAAGCTAATGCTGTAGCAATAGGTATTGCTGCTGGATCTACTACACAACAAGCTGGCTCAGTGGCAATAGGATCTCAAGCTGGAGGAATTAATCAATCTACAGGTGCGATTGCGATAGGTCAATTCGCAGGATATAATAATCAATTCAATAGTAGCATCGCTATTGGATCTAATGCTGGATCAACTTTTCAATCAACTAATGCAATAGCTCTAGGATCTCAAGCTGGACAGTCTAATCAGGGTCAAAATGCCATTGCCATAGGCAATCTGGCAGGACCAACTAATCAATCTACAAATACAATAGTTCTAAATGCGTCAGGAGTAGCTTTACCTACAACAGTAAATAATTCACTTTATGTCAGACCCATTAGAAATACAGCTGGATCAAATCTCGTATTAAGTTATAATACAACAACATATGAGGTTGGATATACTGTTACGCCTACAGGCCCAACTGGATTTACAGGTCCAACAGGTCCAACTGGTCCAACTGGTTTAACGGGTCCAACTGGTATGGTTGGTACAGGCCCTACAGGTCCAACTGGTTCTACTGGTACAACTGGTACAACAGGTCCAACTGGTTTTACAGGTTCTACAGGTCCAACTGGTTCTACTGGTACAACTGGTACAACAGGTCCAACTGGTTTTACAGGTCCAACTGGTACAACTGGTACAACTGGTACAACTGGTCCCACTGGCACAACTGGTACAACTGGACCTACAGGACCAACTGGTAGAACAGGTCCAACTGGTCCAACTGGTACAGCAGGAACAACTGGATTTACAGGCCCAACTGGTGTTATTGGAGCAGTAGGTTTGAATTATTCCAACTATATATACTGGGATACTACAACAACACCTGCTAGTTGGCAAGCTGATACAACTGATAGAGTTCATATA